CCAAGACTACCTCTTAAGTTAAGAGGGGCGAAGTGTCTGGATCTTCAAGGGGCCAATCTAAGTTACGATCTTTTCTATGAACTGATCGACTCAAAGGTCAAACAAACGCTCCACTCTATCTTTTTTAATGGTGTTGATGGGCAAAACGTCACTGAAGTGGACGACAAGTTGTTAATGGAACTGACCAATATAGCCATCAGAAAAGTCTGGTTAGCGGTAGTGACCACTAAACAGTCACTCGATGTTAAATATGCAAATTCGATTTGCGCTGGATAGTTGGCCGCTTTGAGTCATTGGCTATTTCTCTGTAACTCACCATAAACCCGCCCATTTTCCCATCCCTTTACCATGGGGCATATCCTAATTTCTCAGGAATGCCCCATGGCCACCTCTTCCTCTCTCAAACTCGCCCTGGAGCTGGCGGCCAAGGTCACCGGTCGCGAGGACCTGGCCGCGCTGGCGGGGCAGGTTGAGGAGCTGGGGCCCCTCTCGACCGAGACCGCCGCCGAGACCGAGCGTCTGGCGCAAACTCTGGAAGGGTTGACCCAGCAGCGCGACCTGATCGCTCAGTTCGAGGCCAGCGGCCGTGCCCTGACCCAGCTCGAACTGGCCACTGTGCTCTCCCGTGACAAGCTGGCCGAACTGCGCCGCGAGCAGCAGGGGGCGGCAGGTAGCGCTCGCCAGCTCACCGACCAGGAGCGACTGCTGGCTTCCGAGGTCAAGCAACTGGAGCGCCAACTGGTCGCCCAGGCGGCCAGCCATAGCCGCCTGCATGCCGGTCTCTCTCAAGCCGGGCTCGATACCCGCAACCTTGCCCAAGAACAGCAACGCCTGCAGCGCGAACTGCGTGAGAACGCAGCCCAGACCGAGCGGCTGGGGCGCTCCCTGGTGCTGGGGGCGCAAGGCGCTGGCGGATTCCAGGGGGCCATCGGCAGCCTGACCGGCCGCCTGGTGGCCCTGGCCGGTACCTGGTTCGGTATCCAAACCCTCACCACCCAACTGATGGCCATGTTCCAAACCGGCGATCAGGCCGAACGCCTTAGCGTCCAGCTCAAGGCGGTGATGGGGTCGATTGCCGGTGGCAAAGAGGCCTCCGCCTGGATCCAGGACTTCGCCAAGAACACCCCGTTGCAGCTCGACGAGGTGACCCAGGTCTTCGTGCGCCTCAAGGCCTTTGGCATCGACCCCATGAACGGTTCGATGCAGGGCATCGTCGATCAGGCCTACAAGCTGGGCGGCGGTTTCGAGGAGGTGCAGGGCATCTCCCTGGCGCTGGGCCAAGCCTGGGCCAAGCAGAAGCTGCAGGGCGAGGAGATCCTGCAGCTGATCGAGCGCGGGGTGCCGGTGTGGCAACTGCTGGAGCAGGTCACCGGCAAGAACACCGCCGAGCTGCAGAAGCTCTCGGAAGCCGGCAAGCTCGGCCGGGACACCATCCAGGCGCTGATGAACGAGATAGCGGCCCAGTCGAGCGGGGCAGCGGCCAACAACATGAGCCTGCTCTCGGGGCTGATTTCCAATGCCCAGGACAACCTGGCCAAGTTCTACCGCATGGTGGCGGAAAACGGGGCGCTGACCTGGCTCAAGAACCAGCTGGCCAGCCTCAACCGTGAGTTTGACCAGATGGCCCAGGATGGCCGCCTGCAGGCGTGGGCCAAACGCCTCTCCGACGGCATCGTCGGGCTTGGGGAGTCCATCAAGGCCTTTATCCAGACCGTCTATGTCTGGCGGGATGCCCTGCTGGTGATGGCCCAGGCCTGGTATGGCCTGAAAATCGCGGGCTGGATTGCCGAACTGCGCGGCCTCTATGGTCAGTTCATCGCCCTGCCGGCGGCGACGGCCACGGCGGCGGGGGGCATGACCACGGCAGGGACGGCAGCGGCCGCCGCCTCTATCGGGGTGCAAGCCCTTGGGATGGCGATCAAGGGGTTGCTTGCTGCCGTCACTGTCGAGTCGATATTCCAGATCATCCGCCTGGCCACCGCCCTCAAGGAGTGGATGCAGGCCGAGCTGGCGCTGCGAGAATCCCAGGCGCTCCGTGCGCAGACCCAGGCCCAGCTCAATGGCCAGCTGGCGGCGCTCTCGGCTCAGCTGGGCATTGCGATCACCAGTGTGGAAGACATGGATAGGGCCGTGGCCGAGGGCAAGGTGCATTACGACGAGGCGACCGGCAGCTGGCGAGCTGGGGCCGCCGCCGTCCAGGCGCTTGGCACTGAGGCCAAGCAGACCCGCGACTACCTGGATGAGATCAATGCCGTCGCCAGGAAAACGGCGGCAGAGCTCCCCGCCACGCTGGGCAAGGCAGCCGAGACCCTGGGGCTGGACTTCGAACGTGCCAATGGCCGTATCGGCGAGAGCTTCAAGGAGACCCTCGGCGCCCTGGATACTCTGGTGCAGCACAGCGGCTCCAGTTCGGCGGCCTGTGAAGAGTACCTGGCGGCCGCATTCAACCAGGCAAAGAACAAGGCCGAGATCGACGCGGTGATCGAGCGCATGCAGGCGATGGCCAAACAGGGCCAGCTCACCGGGGATGGCATCACCCGCTCCATGGCCATCGCGGCCGACGCGATGAGCAAGGTGAAGGGGGGCAGCGGTGACGCCAAGCAAGCTGTGGCCGCGATCGGCGATGGCTTCGACACGGCCGCCGCCCGGGCCAAGAGTGCCACCGATGCCATGCGCTCCAACCTTCGCGGCGTGCAGGACGAAGCGGTGCAGACCGGCAACGCCGTGGCCTCGGCCGGTGGCGGGGGCGGTGCGGGCAGTGGCCGGGGGGAGGTCACCCGCAGCGTGGGCGCCGGCTCGTTCTTCTACAAGACCGTGGACATCAACAACCTGCGCGGCAATGCCGATGCCTTGGCCAACACCCTCGCGGGCGTGGAAGAGGAACTGGCCCGCTACAGCCAGAAGGTGCGCGATATCCCCGCCTACAGCGAGTGGAGCAAGTATTACGGCGAGAAGTTCCAGAAGGAGATGGAGGCCATGCGCACCAGACTCCAGCAAGAGTTGAGCAAAGCCCAGGCGAAAGAGACCCAGCAGGCGCAAGCCCCCACCTCGACCGTCAGCCAGGCCGGGTCATCAAGCCTGCCCCAAACCTCGTTCAACCCGGGGCAACCCCAGCGGATCATCATCGAGCTGCGTGCATCGAACGGTGCCAAGGCCGAGGTGCAGGCCGATGAGGCCAATGCCGCCGCCTTTATCAACCTCCTTAAACAGCAGGGACTGCGCTCATGAACGTCACCTTAAACGGGCTGCACCTGCCCGATGATCTCATCTGGCGCGACGAGTTCGATTGGGCGCCCGTCGAGCAAGTGGTCACGCCGACGCTCTCTGGCGCTCTCCTGGTCGAGGAATCGTCCAAACCGGAAGGGCGCCCCATCACCCTGGTGGGTCACTGCCCCCGCGCCACCGTGCTCGCACTCAAGGCGCTGGAGGCCCAGGTGGCCCAGCTCCTGACGCTGACTTTGCTGGATGGACTGCAACGGGAGGTGTTCTGGCGCAGGCCCGGTGTGGTGGCCACGCCACTGATCGAGATGGCCGACCCCGAGGCGGGTGAGCCCTATGCCCTGACCCTTAACTTCACCGAGGTGATCCGATGACCATTCTTTCCGGCGACATCAAGCTGATGGCCAGCCAGCGGCTGACGGATACCCCCGATGGCGGCGGGCGGGTGACCGGCCGCGAGATCGTCAGCGGCGAGCACAACAGCCTGTTCCCCGACGTCAGCGATCTCGACCGCGCCTATGGGGACGTGAGCCTGCGCAAGGCGTTTCTGACGGTGCAGACCGACGACACCGACACCTACTACGGCGCCAACACCACCGTGCTGCTGCCGCCGAGCGACCCGAACGTGGGCCTGTGCCTGATGAGCACCGGGGACCACCACGACACCCGCTTTGATGCCCGTGACGTGCTGGAGCGCTACCTGGCCCGCGGGCCCAAGTGGCGCGGCTTCCTGTACGACACCCAGCTGGAAGGGCAGCGGGCGATCCGCTTCTTCCAGCGCGTCGAGGTGCGCCTGCCGGAGGTGGGGGAAACCCTGGTGCTGGTCGGTGACGAGGGCAAGGCCAGCGAGTTCGAGCAGTATGTGCGCGTGCTGGAGGTGACCCAGCAGCTGGCCAAGTTCCAGATCCCCGGCGTACCCGAGTTCACCCGCAACGTGGTGACCTGCAAGCTGGCCGACCCGCTGCGCTACACCTTCGAGGGGGAGCAGCCGACACCCTATGACGTGGTGACCAACCTCAAGACCGCCCTGCGCGAGACCGTGGTGGCCGATGCGGCCAACTACTTCGCCACCACCAAGCTGGTGGAAGATGCGGCGTTCGGCGCCATGCAGGTGAAGGCCAAGACCATTTTCACCCAGCTGGTGCCGGCGGCCCGCAGCGAAACCCCGGCGGTGGATCTGACGGCCGCCGGGGAGCTGGCCAGCCTGGTGGATTCCGGCAACGCCCTGGTCACCTTCTCGACCGTGGTGAGCATCGCCCCGAGCCGGGGCCTGTTCCTCGGCACCGGGGTGAAGCCCGGCACCCTGACCATCACCATCGGCGCGGCCACCATCACCGACAAGGGGGGCGAGCTGGTCGTGGCCGGCTCGGTCATCGGGGCCATCGACTACGGCCGGGGCCAGCTGGAGTTCAACGCCCAGTGCCCGAACTACGGCACCGCCAGCAAGAACGTCAGTTTCTGGCCGGCGGCCCGCCCGTCGCGCATCGCCGACACGGCCCAGATCGAGATCAAGGCCAACAACCGGGGCTATGCCTACACCATCACCCTGCAACCGACCCCGGCGCCGGGCACCCTCACGGTGTCGTTCATGGCCCAGGGCAAATGGTACGACTTGAAAGACAACGGCCGGGGCGAGCTGTTCGGGGCCGACCGTTCCTACGGGTCCGGCATCGTCAACCTGGCCACCGGCTCGGTCATGCTGACCCTGGGCGCCTTGCCGGACGTGGACACCGCGATCCTGTTCAGCTGGGCCACCCCGGTCAACTACACCAACCGCAGCGGCCAGGCCATCAGCATCAGCAAGAGCGCCTGGCAACTGCCCCACACCGGCATCACCCCCAAGAGCCTGATCCTGACCTGGGGCAATGGCCTGACCGCCAACGACTCGGTGGGGGATGGGCGGATCCGGGGCGACATCACCGGCACCATCGACTATGCCGACGGCATCATCGACCTGGAGCACATCACTCTGCCGGCGCTGGGCCAGGAGTACGTGGCCCAGTACCAGTACGGCGAGCCGGTAACCGAGCGCCACATCGAGCCGGGGCGCCTGAGCACCCCCGGCCAGGTGGGGCACCTCTCCGTCACCCTGGACGGCGACGGCGGCGGGGCGCTCAACCTCACCCCGGGATCGGTGCGGGTGAAGTTCAACGCGCTTTACGCCATCGTGGCCGCCGATGAGCGGATCCTCTCCATCGAGAAGAAGGACCCCATCATCACGCTGCAGGATGACGGCCAGGGCAACCTGATCGATGCCAGCGGCACCGTGCTGGGGGCCATCGACTACGGCGCCGGCACCTTGCACTTCATGCCGGACGGCACCGCCCTGCTGCCAGAACCGACCTATGCCTGGGTGCCGGCGGGCAGCCACCAGGACCCGGTGACGGGCACCTGGTACACCGACATGCGCTGGACCCTGACCGGCTTCCAGTACATCAACACCACCTACACCTTCCCCGATGGTGAGGGGGGCTGGGTCGATGTGACCTACCGCAACAACAACAGCGCCCTGGCGCAGAATGCCACCCTGACCGCCCAGGCGCTGCGGATCGACGTGACCCCGGGCTATGCCGAGGCGATCCTGGAGGGCTCGATGCGCTTCACCCTGGGGGGCAGCACCTACGTGGACCGCCAGGGCTTGCTCTACCGCAACCCGGATCCGGCGACCGGCGCCGGCATCCAGGCGGGGACCATCGACTACAGCAACGGGGTGGCGGTGCTGGCGGACTGGGCGGCCGGGCAGGGGGCCCAGCCGTCGCTGCAGTCCCTGGCCACCTCGTTCAGCGTCCAGTCGGTGGATGCGGTGACGTTCCGCACCCCGGGCGCCCCGGTGGCCCCGGGCAGCCTCTACCTCAGTGCCAACACCGCCACCGGGCGGCGCATCGAGGCGACGGCGGACGGCGACGGCTATTTCACCACCGCCGATATGGACGGCCGGGTGAACTACCAGACCGGGGTGGTGTCGGTGCGCTTTGGTCAGTTGATCCTGGCGGCGGGCCATGAGGCCGAGCCGTGGTATGACGAGAACAACGTGATCGAGGTGCAGACCGGCCCGGACACCGTGGTTAACAAAATCTGGCGCCCGCTCAGCGTGGTGGCCGACACCATCCGCTTCAACTGCGTGGTGTTCAGCTACCTGCCGCTCAATGCGGACATCATCGGGCTGGACCCGGTGCGCCTGCCGTCCGATGGCCGGGTGCCGTTCATTCGCACCGGCAACATCGTGGTGGTGCACAGCACCCGAAAGGCCGCGTTCCCCCTGGGGGTCAGCGCCGGGCAGCAGCTCAACACCGGCCGCGAGCGGCTGGCTTATGCCCATGTGGAGGACAAGGACGGCAAGCAACTGGCCCAGGCGCTCTACAGCGTCAATCTGGACAGCGGCGTGGTGACCCTGGCCAGCCCGCTGAACCTGACCGGTTACGCCGAACCCCTCTACGTGGTGCATCGCATCGAGGACATGAGCCTGGTCAGCGACGTGGAGATCTCGGGCAGGCTCAGACTGGCCAGGCCCTTGTCCCACGCCTATGACGCCGCCGACACCCTGGTGTCCAGCGCGCTCATCATCGGCGACTTGTGGGCGCGTTATACCGGGCTGTTCGATCAGAAGAGTTGGACCAATGTCTGGTCTGATTACCTCATCGGTGACCAGTCCACGGCGCAGTACAACGACACCGACTACCCGATCCTGGTCACCAACCGCGCCACCCTGCAGGAGCGCTGGGCCATCATCTTCAACTCCAGCACCACCTTTGTGCTGGTCGGGGAGCATGTGGGCCAGATCGCAGTGGGGGATGTGAACACGGATTTGGCCCCCATCAACCCCAACAACGGTCAGCCCTATTTCAGGCTGGATCACCGGGGCTGGGGGGCGGGTTGGTCGAGTGGCAACGTGCTGCGCTTCACTACCCAGGCGGCGGCCTATCCGCTCTGGGTGATCCGCACCATCCTGCAGTCGGTGGCGGCGCAAGAGACCGACCAGTTCGAGCTGCAGCTGCGCGGCAATGTCAACCGATAGCAGTGCAGGAAAGTTACGGCGCCGAGGGCCTGCACCCCGCTGACGCGCCAGCCACTTAACCGGGTGGGGCAATCTGCCCCGCCCAACCCAATCAGGAGAACACCATGGCTTTTCCGGTGAAATGGTACGCGAGTCAGATGCAAGGCGCCCCGAGCCTCGGGGACACCAGTGCCGGGGCCCTGACAGCCCTGCTCAAGGCGGTGTTGGTGACCGGGTTCGGCACCCTCACCATCAATAGCCTGGTGTGGGATGCCACCGAGGGGGCGGCCAAGGCGACCATCGCGGGCGGCCACGCCTATCTGCAGGATTCGGTGATCGAGGTGAGCGGTGCCAGCCCTGCCGCCTACAACGGCGAGCATCGGGCCAAGAAGGTGAGCAGCACCGAGGTCTGGTTTGAGCTGGACGGCGGCAACCCGGGCTCGGCCGCCAGCGGCGCCATGAGCATGAAGGTGGCCCCATTAGGCTGGACTCTGACCCATGAGAGTGGGGACGGCATGGTGGCCATCTACCGCCCGACCAACGTCAGCGAGTCGGGGAACGTTTCCTTACGCATCGACAACACTGCATACAGCGGTTGGGCGGGGGCCTCCTATTTCGGCTACCTCGCCAAGGTGCAACAGGTCGAGGATGTGGTGGACATCAACACCTACACCTTGATCTCGGATGTGCGCTGGCCAGCCACCGGCCGTTATAGCGACAAGCGCTGGGATCTGATCGGTGATCCCCAGTTGTTCTATTTCCTGCCGGCCTATGCGACAGCTAACTATCAATCAATGTTTGCTTTTGGTTACCTCAAGTCGGTGCGCCCAGGTGATCGCTACCATGCGATCATGATGAATTACAGCTCTAACTCAGCCGATGACGCCTCCCGACGTTGGCCAGCTGCGGCAGGTGGCTCGTTCACCTACTACGGAACCAACGCATTGGCGTTTGACGACTCTACTTACCGCCATCTGGCTCGGCCCTACAGCCAATTATTTGGCACCGTAGCATTCTGGATCAAGGGGATGTTCACTCGTTTCGGCACTGGAATGACAGTGCCTAATGGGGCAGACAACGCTTTTTATATGAGCGTCGATCCCATCATGGTGATGGAGTCTGGAAACCATCTGCGGGGCTACCTGCCAGGGATCATCTGTCCTTTTGCCAGCGTCAGCGCCTGGTATCGTAGGAATTTTTCCAACCTGCCGGCGCTGCCCAACAAGATCGTGCGTTTTGTCGCTGCGACCTATGCGGAAAATACTACTCAGGGTGGTCCCACCATGGTGGGCTTCGATCTGACCGGACCCTGGAGGTGAGTCATGGCCGATGACCTTCCGTATACGGCGGGAGTAGTTCGCATCACCGCCATCCCCACGAACCAAGAGACGCGCGCCCAGTTCCAGCCGCAGGATATAGTTTGGCGTGGAGGCCCGGATTATGTCTATCCCGGCCCCATGCCCAACTGGCCAACCCAGCCGAATGTGCTCTGCAGTGGTCATTCTATGCAGTGGATCCGCGACGGGGTGCAAAACGTGCTGCAGGGCTATATCGAAAGCACGGTCACCATCGACGGGGAAGGGGTCCGGCGTCGGGTGCTCTGCCTTGACCAGGCGGGCAACCTCATCGGGGAGACCTGCAGCCGGGCCTCTGATGGCAAGTACCGGTTCGATCTGCTCTGGCTCAACTGCCGTTACATGTTGGTCGCCCAGGACGATCCCGCCTTCGGCCCCGCCGATTACAACGCCGTGGCGGCCGACTACCAGCTCCCCACCCCCTACGCCCCCGGTGAGGGGGGTGGCCTGGTCTGACCGGGCCGCATGACCTGCGGAGGTTGATATGCTCGTTTTCTCTGATGCCCTGCGCACCAGCCGCGCCCAGCTGCTCGCGGCTGCCATCGACGAGGGCAGCGCGGGCGCCGCGACCCTCAAGATCTACACCGGCCCAAGGCCTGCCCCCGGGGCGGCCATCACCAGCCAGGTGCTATTGGTGGCGCTGCAATTCCCCCACCCCTGCGCCCAGAGCGTGACGGGCGGGGTGCTGACCCTCAAGCCTCTGGCCGAGCAGATGGCAACTGCCAGCGGGATCCACGCCTGGGGGCGCATCGCCAATCGGGACGGCGCCTTTGTGGCGGATCTGGAAGTGGGGCCGCCCGGTATCGGTGCCGACATCGAGATCCCCGCCAACGAGCTGTTCACCGGCGCCATGGTGCGCATCAACAGCGCTACCATCACCGAACCCTAACCGCTCCCCCTGAGCCACGAGGTCAGCATGGCCAGAACAGACGCCCGGCTTGAACTGCGCAAGGCCCGCAAGGCCACCGCCGCCCTGGAGTTGAACCCGCTTCTGGTGGTGCGCTACGTGGCCGTATTGCAAGGCACCAGCCTGCCGCCCAGCCTGGCCTGCTCGCCGGGGTTGGTGCTGCCCGCGCTGCTGCAGGGGCAGAGCACCGCGCCGGTGCTGGCCACCGCGCCCGGGTTGATCCATCCCGGGCACCTGACCGCCGAACCGGCGGCGCCGGTGGCCGCCGTCAGCGCCAGCGTGGTCATCGAGGCCACCCTGGCCAGCACCACCCGGGCAGTGCTGCACGACCTTGAGGCGGGCTATGACATCAACGTATTCAGGGGGCCGAGCCACACCAGCACGGGGGATTGGGACAGGGCCGCCCTGGTGACCACGGCGGCGGCCAGCGACTGGCAACGGCCCGCCATGACCCCAGCGACCTGCTCAGGTGACTGGCAGGAGGCTGGCGCCCTGATGGCGGTGGTGGTGGATCTCAGTGAACAGCTGCCCCGCCACCATGAGCCGGTGCGCGGGCTGTTTGACGAGGCCCTGCCGCTGGGTGCGAGCCATGGCCAGGGGTTTGACAGTCTGCCGCCAGGTCATGTCGTCACCCGCTCGCTCTGGGTCGAGGGGGCCCCGGTCAGCCGCTGGCAGGTGAGCGGCTATCGCAATCCGCCGCGCCAGGACAAGGTGTGGCAGGCAGACCACTGGCAGCAGGGGGCCCCGCAAGGATTCACCCTGAGCGGCCAGCAATGGCAGCTGGGCCTGCCCCTGCACAAGGGCTGGCTGGACAGGTGGGAGGAGGCGATGCAGCCCCCTTGGGGGACCAGCCCGCCCCCCAAGCCGCCCATAAAGCCGGAGCGGCCAGACAAACGCACCAAGACGCTGGTCTTTGGCCGGCAACGGGGGGATGCCTCCCTGGAGTTTGTCTGGTTCGGTCAGGCCCACATCGTTATTCCAACCCGGAGGGTTTACCTGGTGAGCAACGCAGCAAGCATTGTGCGGGTCAGGGATGGGACAGACATTCCCGCCACCTCGCTGAGCATCGAGCTCGATACCGACTCCTGGGCCTGGCAGTTCACGGCCCAGATCCCGCGCATCGCGGCGGCTGAAATGACGGACGATGAGGAGGTGAGCATCCATGTCAACGGCCAGCAGTGGGACTGCGTGTGCGATGGCTGGCAGTCGAGCCAGAGCTTTGCCCGCGAGTCGGCCACCCTCACCGGGCGCTCTCGCACCGCCTACCTATCGCCGACCCATGTGTTACCCCAGTCGGTGAGCGAGAGTGCGGCGGCCACCATGGCCCAGTTGGCGGGGGCCCTGCTGCCGTTCGGCTGGACCCTGGACTGGCAGGCGCCGGATTGGCTGGTCCCTGGCGGTTTCTTCAGCCTGGACAGCCAGACCCCCATCGAGGCGATCAAGTACCTGGCCGAGGCGGCAGGCGGGTTCGTGCTGCCGCACCAACGTGAGCGGCACCTGGTCATCAAGCCGCGCTATCCGACCGTGCCCTGGCAACTCGATGGGGCGTTGGCCGACGTGGTCATCCCTCGCGCCATCATCACGACGCTGGGCAGTGACTTCCAGCCGGGGCAGGCGGCGAACGGCATCTATGTCAGCGGTGGCCATCAGGGCATCAATGGACGAGTATTGCGCCAAGGCACGGCAGGGGAGCGACAGGCACCGGCCATCACCCACCCGCTGGTGTGTGATGTGGTGGCAGCACGCGCCCAGGGGGTGGTAGGGCTGGCCAAGACCATGCCGAGGCGCACTCAGACCATTCAGCTGCCGTTGTCTGCCGATACGGGGCTCATCCTGCCCGGGGCGTTGCTCGCGGTGGATGGCTGGAAGGGCTTTAACCGAGGTGTCAGGGTCGCGGTTGAATTGCAGGGCCGGGCCATGACGGTGCGCCAGCAACTGAGTGTGGAGCGATTTCTATGAACCTGTTCAAGCAGTTCCAGGCGCTGATCCCCGGTGCCGACCCGCTGCTGGTCGGTACCGTCACTGCAACGACGGGCACCAGTACCACGCTGGAGACCCCGGGCTGGGGCGTGGTGATCGTACGAGGGGGAGGGGTGGCCATCGGCCAGAAGGCGTTCTATCAGAGTGATGCTATCATTGGGCCCGCCCCTGATTTACCAACCTATGAAATCGAGGTTTAA